TTATTACCTCCAAGAGTAAATGTTTCTTCCCCTGTTGATGTTATTCGTTTTCGGAAAGATGGTAATAAGTTTGCGATCGGTTCAGACGGTACAACAAGATCTGCTGGAACACCGTATATTTTTTGTACAGTATCTCCTGGCGCTTTCGGTATAGGATTACCGCCGATCTCGGGTATAAGATCTCCTCTTTCTGTCGCTTGTATAACTTTATCTATTGTTTCTGGTCTTATACCTGTGTAGTTAATTTCTACTTCTTCTTCTACTATATCAGGGTCGTTATCTGAACATAAAGTAATTTCAGTAGTGTTTGTCTCTTGATATATGTCGTTTGCGACTCCAGCTTTAGCTGGTACAACCATCTCAACATTTACATTTTCATTTGACTCAACATTTAGTAATCGTTTGCGTAAATTTTCTGAAGATTGATTTATATAATCAATTCTAGCTTTTCTTTCCTCTTTTTCTACTTCTACTTTTTCCTTTTGATCCCATGGGTTATGTACTTTGACTCCGTTAACTTCGAATGATTGTATTTCAAATTGACTAACTTTAGTACTCGTAGTAAATGATAGACCTACATTTAATAATGGGTAATTTTCCTCAATAGGGTCGACATTAAATCCTGACCAAGGGTTGTACTCATTTCCTGCGACTGTTCCTTGCACTTTGTTGAGACGTAAATCTAAAATAGTATTATAATCTGTACTTGATGTAAGTTTATGATATACAGTTAATCTTTTACCTTTATTAGATAAATCGACTCTGTAATCTACAAACACTGCATCAGAGGCAGATGTATGCAATGGTATACTTGTCGCGCCAGGTACGTCTGCTAAATCGACTGCTGTTAAAACTTTACAATCAGTAAATCTATTTCCTCTGACAGCAACTGAGCATGGTGTTGCAGTATAACTATTACCGTTATACCAACCAGGTTTATCTTCTGATGTCGATGCAAAATTACCACCGATATCAAAACCTACTCCTAAGAAACTATTCGCTGGTTCTCCGTCACCAATATTCGCGCCTTTGTCCATCGCGGTATACGGATTCCAATTATCGCGTTCAAATAAACCAACTGTTGTTTGCGCTGAACCAGCAGACTCTACTACATTAAATTCCGCTGGACTATAACCAAGAGTTGTAGCAACTCCGTTAGGTACAACATATGATTTGTAGTCTGGTTGTTTAAAGAAATAAACACAAAAACCTTCTCCAGAACCTACGGGTGCGTATTGTTGGATCCACCTTGTCGCGCTATTACCTACAGATTGAGTACTAGCGTAAGCAGTAGGGCTTGGAGTATTAAATGATCTAGCTCGAAACTCTACTCTTATAGTATGTTCTGGATCAAATGCGGCATACTTAGGATTAACAGTAATATACCCACCACCATACATAAACGGAAAGTTTTTATTACCTGTGAGAGCATCTTGTGATGTATCAATATTGTCTTGTATTAAATTAAAACCTAAAGCACTTGTACTTTCAACGTGAGTAGGGGCGATCATGTAGTTTGGAGATCTTTCAACCTCGTCCCCGTCTGCAGGGTTAAACCATGATGAATTTTTATTACGTACTGTATTACCGCCTACGTACAAATCAGAATTCAAATAACCACTATCAAACGTAAACCGACCATTAGTAGCGGAAAGAGAGTTTTGTGGTAAAAGGGATTTAGCTTTTAACAAATGGAATTTGTCGTCAACATTTTCAAAAATATAATTGTTAATGACAAGTCCATCAACATCACTAGCAAATCTGCCTAGAAATGTAATTGAATATCGCGACGTATCTTTATTAAAATTAACTAACGGTTTAGTTATTGAGTCAAAGTTTAAATCCTCTACAGGACATTCTGGAGTAAGGTTATATAAATCTGAATTCTCATCTGTATGAAAGGTTGCTAGGTTTTCAGGATATACAGTTTGCCTATAATTTGTATCTTTATCTATTTTATAAATTATAGGTAATGCTCCGTATATAGTATCTCCTGTTTCGCACCTAGCTGCAGTGATAGCACTTACAGTACAAACGAACATTTCTTTCGTCTCATCGTTATAAAATATGTCTGACTGTTTATTGCTAAAAGGCATATAATTATTTACTAAGTTATTATAGATTTCGACCCAGCAGCATTTTTAAACGTACCGTCTTCGAATGTATATCTTTCAGTTAATGTTTCTAAGTTAGTTTGTATGTATATAGAATCTTCAATAATCTCAAAATCTTGTATTTTATTAGAGGTGTATATTCTGCCTTTAGTAGCAGCGCCGTGCTTATTAAACACTCCAGACATTGCTTGTTTTAATGTTAATATTTCTTGACTGTATACATTACGAACAAATATTTCTCCGAATTCTTCAAATTGTTGTTCAAATAATTGATACTTAGTTGCAGTTGGTTCATTTAAACTTGCTGACTCATATGCTGTAGTAATATTGGAATATATCTGAGTAGAATCTATAGTATAAAACTCAACTGTTGTTTCCATGAAATAATTTTTAAGTAGATCTTGGGACGACCCTGGATGATTTTTAAAGGGTCCTCCGTCGATAGCTGATACAGCCGAAACAGAACCGCACGATAATGCTTGTGTGTGTAAATTACTACAGCTACCAACATTACCAGAACAAAACGCAGTTAAAGGAGCTATAAACGAACTTCCAGCTCCACCAATATTGCCTCCTAAACTACATAATGTGTTATCATTAACAATGAACGTATCATATACCCCAGTCGCGCTCGAGTATAAAGTACCGCTTGCTTCATATTCAGCCGAAGATATTGCTGTAAGCAAGGTATCAAAATACAAACCATCATAATACTCTGCTGCAGTTGTACAGCTTGTATCTGTCGTAGAGGACTCTTCACTTATATATGATGTTCCCGCTTTTCTCTTTGGGTATACCGACTTAACAAAGTAAAACTCATTACCATATACGTCGCTCCGTAATTTAACACCTGTCTTATTAGTTATTAACAGATCATCTAATCGTTTATTTTCCGGAAATATGTTAAGAACACTAATCGGGTACGTATCAGTATTTTTCCAATCTAACTGCTCTGGAGCGTCTTCCCAAAAACTAATACTATCCTCTCTTTTGTTAATTCCAGCTGTAGAATATTCTAAGCTATTTTCTTGACTCTGATACCCATAGTTACGAGCAATTTTATTATTATAAAAATCTATTGAATCTGATACACTAGGGTTCTTAAGAGCCTTAGTTTTAGATTTAAAGATTAGCGGAGTACGTTGTTTGATTTTAATATTACGTAAAATATTATTATTTTTATCTTTTATATACCCTACTGCTTTTAACCCAGGTTCGTATTGATGAGGATTTGGAATAATGTACTCCCTACCATTAAAAGCGGATAAATCTATATTAAATGTTAAACCAAAAGAATTAAAATTATTTACCCCTGTATTTTTGTATGATAATTGGAAAGGAAATATGTTGGTGTTTTTCTGGTTTACTATACCTCCGAATAAATTAGGGCCGTAACGTTGGGTTAAATTATTTGTTGGATTAACATTATCATATAATACATCTAAATTTGCGTTCTTTTTATCTCCTGAAAGTCTATAAACATCATTCGCGAGATATTTTTTAATTAGATCTCTTTCAATTGTAAATCTTAGGTTTTCTAAATTTTTGATCTCGTTTCGAAAGTATCTATTTGGTAACCGCTCATAATTAGAAAACGGATCGTTTATACTTAACAATGCTGTAGGTGTAGATATGTTATTGGTTTCTACTTTACATTGTTTGCCGTTTTTGTTTATAGTAATTAACTGAAATATATTATTTGATTTAGATTCTCTTAAAACTCTGTTTTCGAGATTATCAGCTAAATCTTTATCTATAGGATGTATGTTATAGATAAAATCATCAGATACATAATTATCTATAGTAACTTCAATATCGTTTGCAATTTTAGCTAAATTTATATCTTCAACTAATGTATCTGTATTTTTAGTAATAAAATCTTTATTGCTCAACAGCTTAGCTATATAGTTCTTTATATACTTCTTTACCCCAGCTTTAGATGTTTTTAATTTGTTTTTTGTCGTACTAAATTTTACTTCATCTCTTAGCTCTTTTACATTTAATAATTGGTTTCTTACTATTTGTACAAAGTAATGAACTCCTAATTCCAGTTCATATATATCATCAGTATCAAGCTCATTTAAAAATTTACGAACTTTGCTGTTTAATGTGTCTAACGAAAGGTTTTTTATAAACTGGGTATATACTGATCTAGTGTAATTATTTTTTGTATTGGTTTTCGCTTGCTTAGCTTCTTTCCAATCAACTAAGTAATTATTATACAGTATAGAGAGCTCTGATGCATTAGGATTATCTGTGTAATAATTCTTCCATTCAACAAAAGATAAAGGGTTAGTTGTATTTAAATCAATTGTCATATGCTAAGTCCTTTCCTTATTTGATAGTCTAAGTTTTTGTACATTATACCATTGTCATTAGTCCAATCTCCGTCGATAGAAGAAGCAGTACGGGAAAGTGTTGTGTTGTTGTTATTGTAATCAATAAGATTATTTTTTAAATTTTTAATTGCTGATGTTGGATCAGTTGTTGTATACGGGTAAAAATCATACATTGTCGACAACCCGCTTGCTCCTGAGACTGTAGTATCTAATTCCCAGCCCCAATTGCTATATAGGTTGTATGTTGAGAGAGCATATGTACTAGACTCTCCGGAGGAACTACCGTCGACATTTTTAGTAGCAACCTTTTGAGGCTTTACGACTAAAAATTCATTATTAAATTTTTGTCTAGCGACAAAATTAGTATATGCAGTTACAGTGTATGTTGTAGAGTCTATTGGGTTGTTAAAGTCAACATTCACACCGTCTGCTGATGATGTATAAAAATTAGAATTTAAATTCTCGGTATAGTGTTCATAATCTCCAAGTAGTTTAGATATTTTTATACTAAATGCGTCGTACAATCTTTTTAATTCAGACGGTGGTTCTGGTAATACAATATCTATATCTTCATTAAAGATATCATAAAAGGATTGTAATTGATCGATTTTACACAAATCAACATCGCTGTGGTTATTGACAAAATTAGCTATTTTTGAAAATACTGTTTTACCAAACGTTGTTGGACTAGAACTTGCTTCACCAACAAAAGAAGTAAAAATACCGTCAAACAGATTATCATACTCATGCATGAATGATTGGAATCTATAACTTTTTATTACTTGAGAGTAATCTATATCTTCATTTTGTAAATAAAACTCTGTATCGTTAGTTGACGGATATACTGTAAATGTATATGACCCTGTGTAATGTTGATTGTCTGACCCAACATTTCCTAAATTACCTCCATAACCAGATAAAGAACCTGTACCTGCGCTTAAAGAGTTAATTGTTGCTGATACATTTAAAGTCCATGTCCCAGCGCTTAAAGGATCAACATTTACATATAGAAAACTACTCAACTCAGTATTACCTGTTGTAGAATTATATGGAAATTTATTAGTACTAATACTACTTACGTTTGTTGTGTGACTATCACTACCGCTTGTCCAGTTAACATAAAAAGTATTATCCGCCGACAAATTACCTACATTACCGTCAGTGTTTCTCAAAAACACAGGGTAATGTTTTAATATATTTTTATTTTCGTCTTGTACGCCAATGAAAACTTGAAATTTATCTCCTTGTCTTTTATAATTAATAGCAGACATTTCCTTCATTCCAGTTGAAGTAAAAGAAAACAAATTAGCAAAATTAGGCGACGGTTTAATTATTTTTACAAACATTCCTGAGTAATTTTTTAAAGCAATACCTCCTGTTTCTAACCATGGTTGTTCGCTTGAGTTTATATCAGTAATTATATCGTCAATATAAAAGTTTTTAACTCGATGCTTGCTTGTATCTAACTTAACTAGTAATTGTACCCCAGGGTCATCATTCGGAGTATCATCAACATAACCTAACTTAATATTGTTCGCAGGTATGTAAGTTAATCCTGTAAAGGACGTTACTGCGCCAGTTACGGTATATGCATTAACTCCTGTAAGCCTTTCCGTTGTTGACCCAAGCATGTATGTATCAATACCTACAGAGTTAAATTCTTGTAGTAAATTATCAGGTACAAGTTTTATAGTACTATCACTTGGGTCGATTGCGTAATTTAATTGACCTAGTTTTACTTTAGCTCCTTCAGATGTTATTAATTCCTCAGTATCGTTACTATAATTATAAAACGCGTTAAATGGTAACAAGTGTGCGTATTTATTTTTTGTGTCGTATACTTTTGACTTACTACCACTAGCAGCAACAAATAAAGTATACTCATTTGTATCGATAGTATCTTGCCATGAAGTTTCAACTTTAAGAGGTAAGTCTACTACTGTACCTGCTGGGATTAATTCTCCCGATAAACTATCTACATTTGAGTTAGAAGCTTCAATTGTAGTTTCGATATAATTGTATACCGATACAGTTTCTGTGAGAGTATTAAAATACGCGTTTCCATCTATATCATAATAATATACTGATACTGTGTAAATACCTGGCACGCTATATGTGTGGGTTGTTGTTGGAGTGTTACTTGCGCTCAATGTGTAACCATCTCCAAAATCCCAAACAGCAACTGATGAAGAAACAGGCGGGTCAATTAAGTCATTTATAGAGCCTGCTGACCCGGTTAATCTTGATGTGAAAGTAAACTCACTAATACGGGTAAAACCACCATGGGTTGTCTTAAGACTATGACTTGCAAGAGGAGAAGGTACCGACCCGGAAGTATTTACCGTGAGAGAAATCGGTATCGGCACACTTAATGGACATTTTTGTTCGACGCTCATTAATATTCTACAACACGTTTATTAGTTACTAACGATTTTATAATAATTTTATTTTTAAAGGCAGTTGGGTTTTCGACATATGGTATTTGATATGGTTTTAACTTACATCTCGTATCAAAAACTTTTTTATCTTTACCATTATAAATTGGATTAAACACACAAAAAGACAAACCAGGTATACTACGATTTATATCAGTTCGTAATGTTTCTATTGTTTCTATACCTTGTATCTTTTCAATCTCATTATTTAAAAATCTTACATCAATAGTATCTCCTAATTTAAGATTGTTGATATAAGTTGTAATTGTATTGTATACTTTACTTTTTAAATCTTCTTCGTTAATTAATGCCCTAGCTTGTTTATTAATTACTAACTGAGTACTGTCTTTATATCTCAATTTATTTGTCTCTCCTGAGAATTTCAAAGACAAATCTAAGTTCAAATATACAGGATCTATAAACGCAATTTCACTATTGAGTAATTTGTAGTCTGCAATCTCAGATCGAATTTTTTCTTTGAGAGCGTTTGACAAATAATTAGATCTAGTTACTACAGATTTATTCTTACGTAGGTTAGGTACTATAGTCAAATATATATTATTTGCATCTGAACTATCAGCAAAATAATACTGGTTAAAAAGGGCGTTTGTTTCTAAACTATAATCAGTAAGACCTAATTCATTATTTAAATATGCTAAGTAGTCATTAGTATAATCACTATTGTTTTGTACAGTGACATCATAAACTAAATTTTTATAATTACGTTCTATAAAGCTCTTATAATCATCTTTCGTTGTGAGTTTGTATTCTGAACTGAAAAACCTTGGTGCATTTTGTTTAATGTCATCTGAGGTTTCTTCTTCTCCAAAATCAGTACTGTCTTCAGTATTACTCACACTTGTGTTCAACACTGTTTCGATTGTTAAAAAGTTAAGAGATGAATCTTGAGTATCAGTAAGAATACTATCGAATTGAGATGTGTTGTATATGTTAAGAGAATTACTATTAAACGTATTTTTTGTTACCTTACCGTCAGTACCAGAAGATTTAAGATAGTACACTGCAACTTGATCTCCTTGGTTTAGTTTTTTACCATTAACACTATTACCGAATTTTAATTCGTAGTTTTTATTTTCGTTATATCTTATTTCAAAACTTCTCTCATTTGGTTTAGAAAGATATATAGATGGTACTCTTGACCATTCATACCATTTATTTTCAGCGTTAACTTCTTTAACATAAACAAAAATGTTAAAGTGATCAATTACTACATTTCCACCTGGTAATAAATTTATGCTTTCAAACTTCTCTCCTATTGGGTTAATAATTGGATATTCTTGGAGAGCGCCCTCGTACATTAATTGATTACCAATTGCAGTTAAAGATTCTGTTTCAGATGTTGTTTTTTCAAATGTTACATCCCTAGTAAATGTAAATGTTTTACCTTGACTGCTCGCGAATGTAAATTTTGGTATAGTATAGTAACCTGGTGATAAGTCTGCTGTACCGTTTATCTCTACTGGTAATACAGACGTTTGTTTACCTACTGGTTTATAATCTATAAGCTTTACAATACGATTAATATTTTCATACAATTCTGCATCGTTAAAATTACTCTCTGAGCTTGTTTGATTTAAATAAAACAATAATGTATGATACGAATATGCGATTATATCTATAAGCGCAGAAATATTACTACCCTCGAAGTTTTGATCTGTAAAGTTTATCGTAGTATCATTGTTAATTCTATCGATGATTAGATCTCTCAGACTTTGCGCATCAAAACCTGTATATGCGTTTGTTGGTAGATTAAATTCTGTAAAGTTTGCCATAATTATGAGTAATTAAATCCTTGTGTTGTCAATAAACCTGTAGCTGTACCTTTTTTATTATTTAGCGATGGAATAGTGATTGATATAGCAATTTTATATTCATTTTGATCTGGTCGAGCGACAACAGATACATCATTCACTACTATACGTGGTTCATATAGTGCTAATTCTTCGTATATCGTTTCACCAATTGTTTGTCCGTTCTCTTTAGATACATTTTCAAATAAATATTGTTCGAGATCTAAACCAAACGTTGGGTTTAAGATTTTTTGACCTTTTTTAGTATTAAAAATATTACGAATAGAGTTATAAATAGCTTTTTCATCGTAATCAATTTTAAGGTCTTGTTTATTTTTTGAAGAACCAGTAGGTTTATCAGGAGTTTTGGCGTCTAAGTCAATATCTAAATGTAAGTCAGCATACGAATAAGATCGGAAACTGTTCTTATTCTTTACATCTTTTAGTATATCTAATTTAAGAGCCATGTATAATTATTTAATTTAAAATGGCTAAAAACAATAAATAATTTAAATGAGTAAATTCGATACTATATTTGAGGCGCA